CTCATTACATCTGCAGTAGACCAATCTGTGAAGAAGTCTTTTTTACAGATTTGACGCTGTACCTGGAACTCTTCCAAAGTCAAGATACGCTCAGTCAAAGTGATTGTACCTGTTGGGGTAAAGTCACAAGTACCTGCAGCGAAGGTAACAGTGTCATCAATTTTACGTGCTACTGATTTGTAGGGAACGTTTGGTTTGAAGGTAACGTACTGAGTTGATACGTTAGCCTGTAGTGCTTTCGCACAAATTTCACCAGCTAATTCACCTGCATAGGTGGTGGTGAGAGAAGTAGTTGTTGGCATACTAATTTTAAATTATGAGGTGAATTATTTACTTTGTTTATTACGCAGTTCAGCCATGAAGTCACTGAATGAAGTACCATTCGATGCTGCAACAGGTGCTGCGTTTTTCTTAAATTCTTGAGATTTTACAGAAGGAACAGCAGGTGCTTTCTTAACTGAAGCAAGTTCAGATTTAACAGCATCCGCATCTTTCTTAGCAGATTCTACTGCTGCAGCTAACTCAGTCTTTTCAGACTCAAGCACAGCAATACGCTCGGACAATAAACCGATAACAGCCACGAGGTCTTCGCCGCTCATTTCAGTTGATTGTTCTTCACGTTCAATTTCGGCAACCATACCATCCTCGCCTACTACGACTTTGGTAACACCATCTTCAAGCAAGTATTCACCTGCAGGTACTGGCACTGGATTACCTTCAGCATCCATTGTGTAGATATCTACACCTACTACCCACTCATTAGCGGTAGAATAGATTTTAGTACCATCAGACAAAGTGCCTTCTACTGCAAACTTCAATTCCGTTGCCGGTGCTTCTGTTGCCGTAGTTTCTTCTTCGAACTTGATACCAACAGTTGAAGGATCAATGCCGTACTTATTGAAAACGGATTTGATTTGTTCTTTAATGTTTGACATTTGTTGGATATTTGGGTATAGTAGACAAAACCCCTTTTTGTTACATCCAACATTTTGTTTATCTTAGCCGTATAAATATTTACCGATAAGTATGAAAACAACACCAACAACATTAGTGCATAAAGTATCTGCACGATTGACGGAAAAACAATTTAAAGCTGTGCAAAAAGCAGCGAAGGCTAACAAGATGAACGTAGCGGAATACATCCGTGCTTGCGTCTTGTAATTTGATAGAGGGTTAGATAAAAAAGAAGGGCCACGTTTGGCCCTTTTTTTTGCTTTGAAATTTAAAAAACCTTAAACCAGAAATTATGAGAGAATAAAACGCACTTCAAATATCAGATGTTTTTCAATATTCCATCTATCTCAAGCAACAATTCTGCTTCATAGTTTTTAACACCTGCCATTGCTACACCTACTTCATTAAAGAAACCTTCAATGCTGTAGCCTTTTACCTTGCCTTCCTTCACATCATTCCATACGTGGTCTTCATCCACCTTAGTTCCGATAAACCAAGTACCATCAGGCAGTTCGGGAAGTCCTAACTGCATCGATTTATCTTGCTTACCTTCCTTTAGCCATGATTCAACAACAGTCACTCCTGTTACTGGTATCTCATGTTGCAAATTGGTTGTGTGTTGCAGATTCTTTTTGAAGAACTGATGCGCAATAGCCTGCACTGTTGCCTTTTCAAAGTACACATAGTACGGTTCACCTTTGTCATCATACCGCAGTATCTCTTTATCCGGTATCAATGCAGGACCATATAGCATTCTACGTTCTTCATTGACTGCACTTAGCTGTTGCTTGCTTAGTGCAATCCAATTTTCTTCAATTGCAGGTGCATCAACAAGGCCCATTGCAGTGATGCCCAAACGACCTTCCTCATCAATCACACACTTTACTACTTTTCTTTTTTCCATGATTCAAATTTATATTTAAAGTTAACCTATTCGAGCTAAATCTGCAACGTTCTCTCGTGTTTCTGCTGCACTCGCAACATCACTTGCAAGTACATAGGCACGTGGTGTTACCTGTTCTTGTCTTTGATCTAAGAAAGATGCTGCAAGTGGATTGAACTGCGCAGGCTGTGAACCTCCTCCACTATCACCTGGCAAGTTTGGTACTGAATCGTTATTGCCACCTCCACCTGGTTGCCCTCCACCTTGAAACTGCTGTTGTGCAATAGTCGCTACGTTAGCAAGACCTGCTGCGATAGCCGCACCTGCTGCAATGAATGGCTGTGCAGGAAAAAGAACTGTTGTTGGGTTAGCAGATGCTGCATAAAATATTGCATTCGCTGCTTTATACGTATCAACTGTTGCTTGCGCAATACTCAATGCCTTCTGAACTTTAAACGCAGCCTTTGCCCTTCGCTCATCACCTTTAGCAAATGCAGCAACAAGTCCATTGATTGTACCTAATGCATCCGATGTAGCTTGAAGCTTTGCATCTTGTACCGCAAATTCATTTGCTTTTCGTTTTTCCGCTGAATCTTGTTCTTGTTGTTCTAACGCAGCCTTATATGCAGCATCAACTTCAAGTGTACTTTGACCTGCCTGTATTGCTTTTTCTCTAAGGTCTAAATACTTCTTATCAATAGCAATAATGTCCTTTTCATCCTGTGTAAGATTAGCAGCATCCTGTTCAGCACGTAATGCAATTATTGCAGCATTGTAGTCCTCTTCCGCTTTCTTACGTTTAGCTGCTTCCGCTTCAGCCGCTGCTGTTTTCTTTTTTTCAGCCGCTTCAAACTCTTTTACGTTTTCTTCGTATAGTTGATTAAGTAAATCGCTTACTTCTTTCTCGGCTTTTATACGGTCAGCCGCTTCTTTTTCTGCTGCTTGTTTTCTTTCCTTTGATGCTTTTTCGTTTCTATCTTTTTGTTCTTTAGCAGTCTTATCATCCGCTTGTTTTTTATCTTCAGCAGCCTTATCATCTATTTCTTTAATCTTTAACTTAAAACCTGCCTGTTGATTTTCTAAATCCTTGTAGATTTTTTCTTGTTCTTCTATCGCCTTATCACCATCTGCCTTTACCTGCTTGGGGTCAAATACCAAACTTGTAATTGATTCATTGAATCGGTTACGTAGGTTACCAACCTTTGCAAACGTTTCGTCACTTAGTAAACCAAAATCCTTAGCGGTTTGCGTGACTAAATCAAGCTGCGCAAGTATCAACTGGAGTGGTGCAGTCAAGAAGGTAATGATACCCGTCAAGATGCTTGCATTACGTTCGGCTGCTTCTAACTGCGCCTTACGTTGTGCCTTAGTGGTTTCAATTACTATCTTCTGCTCATTAAGTGCGGCCTGTGCAGCTTCAACTTTTAACTGTAATATTTCTTTCTCAGTCTTGCCCTGCAAACGCAAGATGTTTTCTTGGTCACTTATTGCACTTAATTGTTCTTTTGATTGAGTTACTCTTTGCTTTTGAATTTCAAGTTGCTCAAGTTCAGCATCGGTTACACCGTCTACTAAGGTCAACAACTCATCTGCATACACGATAGCAGCGGCAATGGCTGCACCTATCAAAAAGATAGGGTTAGTAAGTAAGGCTTTACCAACTGATGCAAACGCAGTACCTATACCCTGTATACCTTTGGTAATATCTCCGGGCTTTATCTGACCAATGTTTGCGGCTAACTGCTTTGCGCCTTCCGCTGCACCTGTAAAGTCAAGACTCGTAATACGGGATGTAACAAGTCCAAGTGAACCGCTAACTCTTTCAAATGCACCACCTGCTTGAGTACCTACTGCTTGCGCAGCATCCTGCATTCTGTCCTTAAGCTCACCCGCTGCCGCTGCAAGTTCTAAATATTTTTGACTATCAGGGTCAGTATTAGCTAACTCTAATTGTAATTCCTTTAATTGTTGTCGTAAGGATTTTGTCTTTTCGATTACATCAGGTGGTACAAGGTCATCAGGTATTTTATCCTTAGGTATTTCACTTGGAATAGCTTTTAACTGATCACCTAATGCTTTCAGTTTTTGCTCGCTATCACCAGTATCAATAATAAAACTCCGAACGATAGGCTCTGCCATTAGTATATAAGTTTAGATAGTAAATAGATAAGTCCAAAAAACAAGATAGTGCGCCATACATACAGCGTGATATACCACATTACACGCTGCCATTTGCGTAGTGCATAGTTGTGCTTTTGATTTGGTGCTATACCCAACTGGATGTAGCGCATTGAGTTTTTAATTGAATCCATTATGCTATTGTACTTTGTTGGTATTGTATTGAGGCAGTTACTATAAATGTATCTGTACCTACACCTAAGCCTGTCACTTGTAAATTTACACGATGCTGTGTTGGATTAGTAGCCGTGTCAATATCAAAAGTAAAAGTATATGCAGTACCGTTCTGTTCATCTAATGTAATCACACCTATCTTTTGCGCTGCACCTGCAAACTTGCTTAACTGAAATACATACTGACCAGTGCAGATATTATTAGCACTGTCAACTATGGTAGCCTTCATCAAACAAGACCATACACTATCATCAGGTATTTCAATGTACGATGCTGGCACACCTTCTACTAACAAGTCCCATATTTGGCTATCTACCCACGCATCTTTGTAGTGCAGTATCACATCACCACTTTGTGCCCATCCCTTTTCTGCAGATGACGTATTACCATTTTTCCATCCACCACCTAAGTGAATACCGGGCAACTTAGTGTAGACGTTTTTACCGAGTAGATTGCTACCACTTACTGCTTCATCTAATTCTAACCTGTTACCAACTGCAAGCATATTGCTATTGCCTGTTGCAATGGTCACATCATTACCTGTGATTACTGAATTTAGTACACTACGATTCTGCAAAGCTGCAGTAGTTGGTCGTGGTGATGGGTTAGTTGGTGTGCCTGATGTTGCGGTATTTGGTCTATCACCTGTTGGACTAAATGCCCAACATATCGCATTCACTTCATCCCAGTCATAGCCATAGCGCACACAGCAATCTTGAGTAGATGCCACAGGATCACCATTCGCATCTTCAAAATTTACTTCACCATTGATGCTAACTGATACAGGTGTGCTAAAACAATCCTCCTGATCATCCAAAAACTTGAGCAGTGTAACCTTAGTGCTTTCCTGTAACCCTACTTTGTAGTCATTGATTTCAAGTATTCTCCAGTATGTATCTTGTATCCACACCTTATCGCTAAAACTAAAGGTCAGTACATCCTTTAAATCAAGCGCAAAAAATGCTTCCATGATTCGTGCATCAGGATTGTACAAGCTATTCATGTAGCTTCGCCAGTACGTGTTAAATAAGTTGTTGAATGGATTAGTGACAATCGGATGTGGTGGTACTTCAGGTGCAAAGTTCAAATCCTCATCATCAATATCCGCATTGATTACGCTATAATGATTAAGCGTACTAACGTTAGTTGTTACTACTGCACTGGTATTGTCATTATACAAGGCAACAGCATAACTTCCTGCCTCAAATAAGCAGTGTGGTCCAGGTACTTTAAAACGCAATGATGAATCAAAAAACATCGGTATAACATAACCACTACCATTGACTACACCTGCAGGCAGTGAGCGTGTAACAAGTTGTATCTTTTGGTCACCTATTGCAAAGTCTGATGGTGCTGTATCAGGATTAATCGTATAACCTGCTACCTCATAATCACCATAGACGCGATTCACATTTTTATACTGCTGACTAAAGATGTCTTCACCTGTTGTATAGCTGAATTGAAACTTACCACGTTGCAAGTCCACCGTGCTACTCAACACGATGTCTTTTGATGTATCAAGTTTACTTGTCCAGTCTAATACATCACCACTACCTAAATAGCTATTCTGTGGCACTACATACAGCTTATTGGGATTTGTTCTATCCGGTACGATTGCGCAGTTATGCATCTTGATTACATCGGTCACGAAGTCTATCTGCTTCATATCCGGTGCATTCAGATTGTAGTAGATGGTTTGATTGAAATTAAATTCTGTTACTGCTAATTGAAATAAACTCGCATTGTAAGTACCATTACCAGCATTCAATGTAACAGATGTAGCTGTTTGATTTGCTATTTTAAATTGTACACTGCTACCAGCATCAATACCGATTCTATATGTAGTATCAATTACTTGTGAACCTGCATTTACAAAAAAATTATCAATGAAAATTTCTACACCATCAATTAATAGATAGAGAAAAATGTTTGTTCCTGTACTAACCGTAAGGTGTGGTGTTAACCTAAATGTATAGTATCCATCCGTTGGTGTTGTGTATGTATAAGTAGCAGGGTTAAAATCACCTCCATTATCAAATACTTCCGTATTTATTGGTATCAATGTAGGTGTGATATTGAAAGTTAGTGATGCGCTATTGTATGCACTCCATAAATTATCATTAAATGAATCACTACCAATAATGCGCTGGCTATTCAACCACGGCATCCAGTAGTTGCTCATGATATTTTCAAGCGTACCTGCCACCAATTCAAAACCTGCTTCAGTTACTATCTGCTCAAACAGATACCACCAACTAAGTGCAGGTGTTAAATCAGCAGCCCATACTGGTGTTGATGTTGTGGTAAGTGAGCGTGTGTTAACCTCACCGCCTTCACTCCATAACTGACCACGATCACAAATAGTCCAAATGCGTGTGGCACTTGGGTTGGTTACATTTTGATACTGTACTATTTCATCTAAGGTGGTAAGGTCAGCAATATCCGCTAACTTCTTCTCACCAATGTTGCGTACAAGGTCAGGTGTTTCCGCATAAAACGCTATCTCAACTTCATTGATGCGGTTAAGTGTACGATACACTTTGCGCACACGTACATAGCCGGTAGATATTGGTAGCGTATCTACTCGTATTTCAGCAGGTAACTTATAGTGAAAGTAGTTAGCACTGCCTGCAGTTACATTCACATCGAACAGCGCACCTAATGCAAGTTGATTGTTTTCGCTGTATGGTATTCTGAACTCACGTGTAAAAGCACCTTGCGCGGTGAAGTTAGATAGGTCTTGAAACTTCCAGTTCTGTGATATGCTCTCGTTTTCGAATAAGTCAAGATAGTTCTGTGTGGTGGTATCAACTAAGGTACTGATACGCGCAGTTGCAGTAACTGGTATTGGACTTAGGTTAGTAAAGTCTAATCCAACATTCGTTGTTATATCACCTGTCAAAGAATCAAATGAAGTAACAACACACGTTTCAACAAGACCTCCTATGATCGGATCCATTGCAATAATAGTCCCTATCGTGAAGAAGCTATTTGATGGTACAGGGTTACTAATCGCGGTTGCGCTGTTGATGTTCCAACTTGTTTGACCAACAAAATAACTTGGATCAATTGTCCACAGGCCGTTATCTACATATTCTGTTGCACCAACAGTAACTATTAATTGTACTTCACCTTGCATCTTATGTCCAATATTCGTTTGCTATTCTTACTTTCAATGTGAGGTTGTATAACTTACCATCACGTGTCTTCTTTTCAGTGTAGTTAGTATCATCTAACTTCACAGGTATCTGCACTGCCTTACCTGCATCGGTAGTTAGCCATGTCACTTGATTGCTTACAAGTAGTGAACGCAAAAAAGTAAATTCGTTTTCACTGATGTAATCACTTGTTATGCTCAACACCTGCTGCATCAGATTCCTTCTATCCTGCAACCCTCTATCGTTAGCACTAAACACGGACGTTGTACCATTGAACAACACCTTTCGATATGTCTTGCGCTCTATCTCATCCGTAAATTCACTGCGCTTTGTGAAGTTGAAGTAGTCCCATCCACCGCGACTATTAACCCAACCTAATCTTATCTTATCATTGTGGCAATCGGTTTGACCATAAACAGCTGTGTTGTAAAATACATAGTTGATGCTGCGGTTAGTACTGGCATTTTTGATGACCACTTGATACAATCGCCAGTTAGGATAAAGTGAAGGCTTAACAGTTAACCCTGTCCAATCATTTAGGTTAGCAGGGTACACAGGCAATGCTTCAATATCGTAGCCATTTAGCGCAATAGTCTGTGATGCTGGTACGCCTGTGCTTGAGAAAATATTGATCTGTATATTGAGCGCATTGTTGTTACTCAAGTATGTACTATTGCCCGGTATGCATAGCAGTCCATAGTCACTTTCGTAAGCAGGTATCCACGTACTTGTACTATTTGGAACAGCACTAAAGCCCCATGTTTGCGCTAATCGAAATACATGTGTATCTGTTTTGCGGTCACTCATGGCAAGGCTTGTACTGCTCGTTAGCGACTGCTTTACTTTTTGTGAACCTGTTTCTACGTTAGGCTTGTATCCATCAATGACTTGAAAGTATCCATTCACTACGAGCTTTTCATTCACCACTACTTCACTACCTTCTGCTTCAGTTAGCACACCACCAACTATCCACCATTCACTAAGTGTTACGTTCACTGCTCTTTTGCTTTGATCATCTTCAGTGTTATCGGTACTAAAGTGATAATCTAAAGGCTCATAATTGCGCATATCATCTAACAGCGGTGCAAGGTCGAAGTATAATTTATCATCAGGTGCAGCAGGTACATAAAAGTTGTACACCTTACCATCAATATCTACTTCTATTCCGTAGCGAAAACCAGTGTTCGCTGTCTCTGTGCTTGTCGCAATTATCATTAACTTCTGACCACGCAATGCCCATGCATACGGTTCATCATTTATCGTTATAGCCATTTATCTTTTGTTTAGCAGTAATCTATTTTCAACTCCTTTGATATACCCTTCAATCAGTTTATCCGCGTATTCGGGCCATGTATCTTCAATTGCTTCCGTGTAATAGTTGATGCCTTGTATACCCTTCTCACCTATGCTTTTTGCAATAGCAATAGCTGCACTTTTAATTGCTGATTCTGTTGACTTGATAAACTGCCCTTGCTTATTGCGTAGCTTCAAAGGTTTGATGCGTATCCATTCCATGATATCGCGATATGGTGGACGTTTGGTAGGTTGTCCCGGATATGGTTTGCGACCAAACTCAATTACATCCGCATACTTACCTGCTGTGCCTGATACAGTGAAGTCAACTACTGGCTTTTTATAGCGCACTGTTGCCTTATAAGTAAGTGAATTAAGCAAGTTGCCCGATGCAACACGATTAACTTTCTTACCTCGCACCTGCCTACTTATACGCAAGTTAGATTTAGCACGCTCAACTACTGCAGCAGCATACTCATTTAGCACTATTTCAAATTCATCCTGTGCCATTAGATACCGAGTATCTTTTTAATCTCTATCAACTCTTCAGGTGTAGCAGATTGGACAGCCTTCAATGCGTTGCCTGTGTTGTTTGTAGGGTCTTCATACACCATGTAGCGTGTTACAAGTTCATCATTCTCGTTATACTCACTGACTACCCATGAATCAGTACCATCACCTTGCAATTTATATTGGTATTCTTTTCTCATATTAAGTACGTTCAAAATAACAATGCACGAATACGTAAGCAGCTGCTGGGTTAGTTGCCCATGCAGGCGTAGTCCATTTGATTTGCGCGGTATCATTTGCCGCGATATTGGTAGAAAGTCCTGTG